CAATTCCAGCGCCGGAACTAAACACACCGCCCTGCACAAACGGTGGTGTAGCTCCAACGATCCCCGGTATCGAGGCTGTTCCAGACTGCACGCCGAACAAACCACCGAGCAGCCCCGTGCCGATTCCCGCGCCTCCACTTCCGAAGAAGCCCGCGCCCGAAGAGCCTGGGCCGAAGAGGATGTTTCCAAAAAGTGAACCGAACCCTGAATTCATCGCCTGGGTAGTCGTGAGCCACTGCGCCAAAACCTGGAAGAACAACTTCTTCATGTTGTTCAGGATGCGCTTACCCAGCGAGCCCGAGCCTATGTCATCGAAAAGCGATTCCAGGTCCGCGCCCAGTTGCTCAACCTGGCGCTTGTGTTCCTCGATGATCTTCTGGTTCGTTTCCACCCACACGGCCTCTCTCTTCAACTGCGCAGCCTGCTCAATAGCCACGTATTGCTCGCTGTCCGCCGCCCACTGTGTAAGCGCGTTCCGCTCCGCCTTGTCAATCTCAGCAATCCGGCGCTCCGCCTCAATCACAATCTGCGCATTCGCACGGTTCCATTCATTCACGCTGGCCAGCGCAATTGTCTCCTCCGCGTTCTTCTGGTCCTCCGCAGCCTGCTCCAGTACTTGTTTTCTCTTCTCCTCCGCAGCCTCGTGGCTCTTCTCGATTTCCGCATCGGCCTGCTTATTGATTGCAACGGCGCGGCGAACATAATCCTCTACGCTGATCTCGCCTCGTGCGTAAAGCTGGACCTGCTTCGCAATCTGCTCTTGCTTGTGCGCCACAATCAGATCATCGCCCTGCAGCGACGCGTCCGCGGCCGCGCGCTCCATCTGCGCCGTCTCCTGTTCGTTTCGATCATTCAGCGCGGCAATCGCCAGCGTCGCCTTCTGCGCGTAAAGCACTCGCAAATCGCTAAAGTTTTTGGCGCTGATCTCGCCTTCGTGCAGCTTAACTTTCAGGTTCTCGATCTCATCCGTTTCGGATTGCTTGATCTTCGCCACTCCGGTCAGCGCATCCTCGGCAATGCTGTGCCGCAGAGACATCACCTGCGCCGCGCCGGCGCGCGCCAGCTCCACGCTCTTCCCCCAGGCTTCCTGGTCCGCGTCCACAATCAGCCGGTCTTTCTGGTCGTTGTTCAGGGCTTCATTGCGCTGAATCTCTTTGACCTTGTTTGCCCGTTCCTCCGCGATCCGCGCGTACCCCGTAAGGCCGGCCAGGTTCGCCGAATCATCCGCCTGCTGCAGCTCCGCGTTAATCTGCTTTTGCAATTCGGTCTGCCGCTCCAGCAGCTTCTCGCGCTGTTCTTCCAGCCCAATCCCGTCCTGCACCAGCTCATTTCTCTTCTGCTCACGGAGATATTGCTGATCGCCGGCCTCTGTTGGGACTCCATATTTTTCGAGCTCAGGATCTGATGGGGCGACCGCCAGCGCTTTCTTCTGTTCCTCAATCTTTTGTATCTGCGCGTTTACTTCCTGGAGGTGAGAAACGGCGGACTGCAACGTGGCCGGATTAACAAAATTCTGACGGCTCGCCTCGATGGTCTGTTGCTCCATCTTTTTCACCTCTTCGGTGTAGCCGCCCATGTTGTCCGTGATCTCGATGATCTTGTCTTTCACCAGGCTCAGAACCGGAATGAACGCCGCTCCAATCGCAAGTGGAAACATCGCTTGCAGCAACGGTCCGGCAACCGCGCTGCGAGCAATCACCGTCTCCAGCGCGCGCGGCATCTCGATCCCCGTTGTGCGCACCCACAATTGCCCAGCCAGGTGCGCCTGGCGCTCTGCGCTCTCGATCCCGTTGAACGCAGCCGTTCCTTTTGCCGCTGTGGCCGCCGCTGCCGTTCCAGTTGCAGCCAGCTCTTTATTGAACTGGCCCAGGTTGGCCACTGCGCCAGTGGTGTCCAGCGTTAACGTCATTTGCGCCTGGGTTGCCATTTATTGTTTTTGCGAGACCAGCTTCTCCAGCTCCTCGACTGTAAGCTTCTCCAATTCGCCACTTTCCAAAGAGAGACCCATTTCTTCGGCCCTCTTCAGCAGCGAACAAATTTCCGAAATGGTAAACGTGCGCTCGTGCATCAGTTCGCCCTCTTCGGGCAGAATTTCGGCGTGTGCCCACGCTCGCCACAGTTCCCGCACCTCGGATTCCTGCGCTCGAAATCTTCTATCGCCAGCGCGATCGCGCTCAGCCCTTCCACCTCATCCGCCCTCAGGCTCTCAAAGCGGACGCCGGCATTCATCCGGTTGCGAAGCCAGAAGATGTATTCCGCCCACTCGTAATAGCCCTCGGCCATCGTTTGCTTCGGGGTGAGCTTCGCGATCTGGATAAGGTCATCCGGCGCGACGCTGGCGATCTGCCGCTCAACTGCGCTCGCATTCAGCGAATGCTCCAGCAGCTCCAGCGCCGCCACTCGAATTCCCGAAACGTCTTGTGCCACGACAATCATGCCGCTTCTGCCGCCACGGCCTCCTGCTCTTGCGATTGGCCGCCGCCAGAGAAGAGCTGCTGCACCGCTTCCAGCTTGTGATATCCATCCATTTCGCGTTTGATTGCGTCGCGGTCCGTGCCCAGCGGATGGCCGCCAACCGAATACCCGTCCACGCCGAGAATCAGTTCGTCGTAAAGCGCCAGCAGCACGCGATGTTTCAGCGCATACACTGTCGTTGGATTTTTGCTGCCGCCAATCACAGTGCTCGAAGCGCCCGCGCGCAGAACGCGCTTCTGCTGTTCGACTGTGGGAGCTGCGAACCAGTGCTTCAATCCCCGGTAGGCGGTTGTCTGGTCTCCCGGCTTGGTCTGCGACCAAACTGCATCGAGTCCGATCTCCACGCGCTCAGGATCGATCGGTGAATCGCTCTCGCCTTCTGACCTGCTCACGGCGCGCAGCATCCAGCCCAGCGCTATCGCATGCCTGGGCAGAATTTTTTCCCGCCAGCGGTCCACGTTCATGAAGTTGCCGGCATAGCCTTCAACTTTCTGGACCGTTTGCTGCACCAGCTCCACTCCCGCCGTGTCCATGTCCACGATCCGCACGCGCCCTCCGCCCTCCTCACGCGTCGAGAACCGATACGATTCAAAGTGCTTAATCCAGTCCTGCTGCGTAATGCGCGCGAACGTGAACGTGTAAGTGAACTTCCCATCCTTCAGCGCGATCACTCGCGGCTCATCCAGCGGTAAATACATTGTTTCTGTGTCGCCGCCCTCGGCAGTGTTTTTCGCCTCTTCCATGTGAAACCCCTCCTTCAATATGTGATTTCGAAATATCTGATTTTCAAAAGGAGGCCGAAGCGAAGCGGTGCTGCAGCCTTTCATCTCAGAGCAGCGAAGCGGTGCTGCCCTCCATCAGCGAAGCGGTGCCGATGGTTGTCTCGAAGCGACTCACCCGATTCTTCTATGCTCCCGTCAAATACGTCGCCGTGTTATTTACAAGGGTCGCGGTGAACACTTCCTGCCCCTGCCACTTCAGCACATGCTTATCAGTGCTCTGCAGCGGGTACTGCACTTCGTTGCCGGTCAGCGCAGCAGCGGGTGCCGTCATTACCAGGTATGGGTAATCGAACGTCACAATCTGGCTCGCTCCGCTGTTCACCTTCACGCGCCAATTCATCGGCGTATCGTTGCGCCATAGCGTGCGGATGTCGTCCACGTCCTTCGCGTCCACCTGGACCGTCAAGTTCGCGCGTCGCCGCGTCGTCTTCATGAACGTTCCCCACAATCCGCCGCCAGGCGCGCGGTTCTCCACCATATCCAGCGTCAGATGAACGTCCCACTGATTCACGCGCTCTTTAATCGAAGTGAGCGCCGTTGTGTCAGTTGGCAGCGCCGCGCCCGCCGTGAATCCCGTGTTCGGCTCAACAAAGTTGCCGCCGCCAACAATGCCTGTTGCTTGCCGCGTCTCCGTTCCCGTTGACGTGGACGCATAAACATTCCAGCTCGTCGCCAGAGCCGGCAGCGCCGCTGGCGCAGTCGCTTTGCTCACGCTGTTCGCCGGTACCACAATGGAAATCTCCGAGCTGGCCACGCTCTCACCGGCCGCATTTACGGCCGTAAATTTATAAAACGCCGTATGCTGGGCCTGCGCACCACCCGCTTGCGTGCTCAGCGTCCACAGCGACGAATCCGGCGCAGGCGGCCCAAACAGAATATCTGCGTCTGATCCGTAGAGATAAAGCGGGCTTGCCAGCGCCGGGAACGTCACCGCTCCATCAACCACTTTGCCTGACCCGATCATCTTCATCTGCGCCTGCAGCGGACCGCTGGCGATCCCGGTGATCTGCAAGTCCATGATTGCCATATCGAGCGCCTGGAAGATCACATCAGCCGTGTCCTGGCAAAGCAGCGTTGTAACCGGCCACTGGTTCGTGCTCTGGAGAAACTTGAAAACGTGCGTGAAGGGCCCCGTGCCCGTCACCGTGTCCGCGCCCATGCAAAACGCCAGCAGCCAGCCCAGGACCACGTTGTCCACGCCATCCAGCTTCCAGTCGAACGCGCTCTTCTCCAGGATGCGCTTGATGACTGTCGGGAACTCATGCCCTTTGCCGGCGAGCTGCTCATCGGAGTAGAAGTCCGGATTGATCTGGACGAACGCATCGCCCGGATTGCGCAGCATGTTCACGTAAGCGCTCGCCGCCACCGCCGTTCCGAACGTATTCTGTTTGTTCAGCGCGATGGCCAGCTTGCGAAGAAATTTTACTTGCGGTTCGTATGCCATTTATTTCTCCTCTTCAGGGAACTGTTCTTCCGCGATCTCAAACAACGCGTGCCCATTCACATGCTGCTGCTTCAGCACCAGATCCCAATCGCCAGCTTTAGTCACGCGCTGCGGCTTGCCGCTCTCGAACACAAATTCACTGCGGTCATGTACGCGCAGCGGCCCTCCGCCGTTCTCTGCCAGGTATCGCTCACCAAATTCCGTGAGTTTCACATTTACCCAATCGCCCATCATGCCTCCTAAGCCGACAGCGTGCTGTTCGGCCCATCTTCCACGTTCATCACCAGCTCGCAGTAGTGGCAGAGCACGCCGCCAAACATCACATACTGGACCGCGCGCGCGCTCATCGCCCCGCTCCAATAAGCCGCATGCGCAGAATTGAACGTCAATTTGCGGTTGCTGTTGAAAGTTGCGCGCACCGTCTCCACTAGCTGCTGAAAGGTCGCCTCCGATCCCGCCGCTTCTGCCACCTGGTTGTAGCCGGCTATCACCATCTGGTGAATGTCGAACTCATTGTTCGGCCCACGGTCCTGCGCCTGCGTTGCTTCGCGCGTGATCATCCAGGTGTTGATAGCGCTACCGGATTTGAACGCCTGGTTAAAGCTGGTGTCATCATTCGTCCACTTCTTGTGGTCGTACACATTCGCCACGCCCTGGACTGCCGCCAGGATGCCCTTCATGTTCGCGGTAATCGTTTGCAGGCTCACGCGTGTCCTCCAACTCCGGCTCTTGCCAGCGCCGCCGCAATCTCCGCTTCCATAATCCCGGGCGCTTCCGTCTCAAGCTGGTTGAACGCGATCTGGAACATGTGTGCGCCCTTCGTCCCGCGCTTCGCAATCGTCTTAGCAATTGCAAACGCCACGGAAAGCGCAGCCTTCTCATCGCCAATGTGCAGCTTCTGCTTCACCCACAACACCAGTCCGGATGTCGGTGGAAAATGCGGCTTCGTCCCCTCCTCCACCGGCATTGAGTAAACGTCAGCAGGCGCGTGCACCGAAACAATCTCCATGAGATTCGGCGCTGGCTGATGCAGCTCCGCGAACACGCCGCCGCTCAGAAATCCTGTTGCGCCCACCGGTGTGTGCTCTTTCACCAGTTGCTCGCCACGCAGCCCGAGTTTCTGCATGCCGGCAGTCGCCCCCGCCATGATGGCAGCCCGCCTCTCACCAATCGCAGCATCCACGCCGGAAATTGTGATGTTCAGATTCATCGCGGCCTCCGGTGCAGCAAACGGGTCACGCCTGATCCCATGTCCTCACGCAGGCTGCCGATTGCAATCACTCCGCCAGCTGGTCCGCCAGCCGCAGATCCCGCTGCGCCCTCCTCGATTCCCACATGATCGAAGTAACGCTGCTGCAGCGCCTTCGCCAGCGTCAAATATTCCTGGCTCTTCGTGCGATAGTTCACCGCGTCCGCACCGATGGAAGGATCGCGTGTCTGCGCGTAAATCGCCGCAAGTTGCGTGCAGCACAATGAAGCCGCCAGATCGCACACCGCCTCGAAATCCGCGTCCGGTATCGTCGTGTTCACGGCGTTTTGGCCGGCTGCAGTTCCTGGCGTGTGCCGCACGGTCCATGCCACACGGACCTTCTCGCCTGCGTTCGGAAGAATATCCATCAGCAGAATCACCAATCCAGTCGGCGTGCGGTAGACCATCCACGTATCGTTCTCGATGTAAGTGGGGGGCAGATTCCCAATCAGGTACTCCAGCGACCTGATCGTGGAAAAACCATCCTCGTATTGCTCGCCGTTCGTTCCCTGCGGCAGAGGAAGATTCGCGCTTCCATCTGCCGTCACATCGCTCACCATCTCGCGCGGGCGATCATGCGAATACCGCTGCCTGACCGCCTGGCTGATCATGTTGTCACGGTCGGCAACCAGCAGCTTCCCCGCGCCATCTTGAATCCGTGACGCCACGCCGTTCTCGAAGTCAGTGAGGTTATAGGGCACGGTTCATCACCACCAGATTTGCGCGAGGGGCTCTTCCCCCTACACCCCTCGCGGTTGCGCGCGGCTTCATCCGCCGCGAACGACGCTGCCTGCGCTCCGCCTCGCGCAAGCGAAAGTCGCCATCATGGACCTCGCGGGCCAAGTCCTCTTCCTCTTGCGTGAGCGGACCGTGGCCCGCGCGGACCAGACGATAAGCTGCTTCTGTAATTAGCAGCTCCGCCTTGCCCGAGCGTCCGCAATGCAGCGCACCCATCAGGAGAGCGACCTGACGATCCGTCAATTTGGTGAAATTACGCATCAGCTCGTCGGTTTGAAATAGCCATCCACCGTGAACGACACTTGCGGCGTCGTTCCCGTAATCGTGTAGTTCACCGTATTCCATCTGGCAAAGTGGTCGACTTTGATCACTTGGAGTCCGGTTGCCGTAATCGCGGAGCCAGCGGTGTGGGTCACGCAGTTCGAGTTTGAAGGTGCCGTTTGGGTTCCGGGCTGCGTGTCGCATGTTTGAAAGTTCACCGTCAACGATGGCGACGTGCCTGAGATCGCCGTCACGTTAATCACGATGGCGCCAGACGCGTAGGAGCCCAGGTCAATCGGTGTAATAGAACTGCTGCCCGTAGAAGCGTTCGTTGCGTTCACAAAGCGCGTCTCATTCAGGAACCCGCCAGTTGCATCCTGATAACTCTTCCACGCCGCGCCCACAATCACGAGCGCCGCCAGTACCGCAAGCACTGCCAACTTCTTAATTCTTTTCATCGCCTCTCCTAAGCAGGGCGGCGTTGCTTCGCGCCGCCCAGATTTTGATTGTTACGGTTACCGCGTTATTGCACTATTTACGGAACCACCGCTTTGCCGGTGCCCCGGAAATCCAGGATCGCGCCGCCGAACGCGAATTTGACCTTGTATTGAATCTGGTCGTTCGTAAACTGCGTTCCCTGGGTCTGCAGGTCAGCCAGGAAAATTTGCGGCGAGGAGATGCCATCCAGATAAGCGATCTCCAGCGTCGGCACCTGGTTGATGTCCACGCCCCAGTACCAATCATTCGTGTCCGCCATAATCTCGTTCACGATGATTCCCTTCGGAGCATTCGAGCCCGTGCCCGGCTCGCCAAAGCGCTTGTAAAATGGGTTCGGGACATTGATCGCGGGCCCCGGGTTATAGAACTGGCTGTTATTGATCTGCCACGCAAGCGGCGCGAGGTCCACCGGGACCTGAAGCCAGGAGATTCGATACGGCAGCCGGTTGCCAGAGTCTTTCTCCGTCTGCTTCATCTGCGCGATTTCCGCAGCGATTAGGTTGTCCACGCTCAGTGGCGTCGTCACAAGATTGTTGTGGCTGGCGTTGTACCAGGCCACTCCGTCCGGCACATAGTTGGGATTGTTGATGAAGAAGTTGCTGATGAACGTTTTCAGCGTGTGCCGTCCGGCCCGCGCCAGGCGCTGCGGAAATTGCTTGATCTTTCCAAGATCGTCCGCGCGGATCGTCTCTTCCGATACGGTCAGCAATCCGCCTTTTTTGACTGGCGCGTAGGTGACCTTCTCGTCCGTGGGCTTCGTCAGCTCTGTGTACGGTCCAGCCTCCGCGACGGTGGGCAGGTCCCCGAAGTATCCTTCGCGGACTCTGCTCTGTGTGCGGTAATCGGCCAGCGCCGGTCCTTCTGTGATCACCTGTTCAAGCCCGTTCATCCCGACTTCCTGGTAGTCCTGGATCAGCCGCTTGAGCATCGAATCGAGCAGGATGTTCGGGAAGTCCGTCGTCGCCACGGCTTCTGTTACGCGCGTGAAGCCGCCAATACCGTTTCGCCCAAAATTTAAATCCCGATCTCCGGTGATCACGAAGTACGCGTCCTTGATCCCACGGAAGGCCGTGACACTCGCATCGCCCCCGAGAACAGGCTTGTGCATCATTGCCGCGTATGCCTGCTGCCCGGATTCCTTCACTCCAAGCATCAGGTCCATCGCGAGCTGCACCTTGTCGCGCGTTTCCAGCCCCACGCTGACATGCCCACTGCCCACTCTTCCGATCTGCGAGTAAGAAGCAAACGCTTCGCGCACCAGCTTGATCTCCGCATCCACGGCGGCTTCGTCAACGATCAGCCCCGCCAGGTGTTCGCGCACAATTTTCATTGCGGGAGCCGGCAGCTTGCTCGCTGTCAGTTTCGTTTCCACCAGGTTGGCACTCCTCATCTTCTTGGCCTCGTCCAGCGCAGCCTTCGATTCACGGACCAGCACGGCCACGTCCTGTACCGCTACCGGTTGCGCGTTGTCAATGGCCGCGTGCGAGGCCTCTGTTAACTTCAACAGAAATTCCGCATAATCGGCTTCCTTCACCGTTGCGAACTCCGTCTCCAGCGTTGTGGCGCGTTCGGCGTTGTGCTTGCGAAGCGCCCCGAGTAACTTCTGTATTCTTTCTTTCATCGCCTCTCCTAAATGTCGGCCCGCGCTTCGCGCTGCCGGATTCTCGGTCGCCGTGGCGACCGAAGCTTTTTCAAGTTGCGAGATCTCCGCCATTGCAGACCTCGACGCCGCGTATTGCAGGAACTTGCCTCCAGCTCCCGCTTCCGCGCATAAATCCACACTCACCAGCTTCCCCAGTTTCGTAGCGACCAAAGCATCTTTGCCCTCGACCTTGCTGCCCTTGAACTGGAAGATCGCGAGCACTGAAGTGCCAAAAAGGTCCAGCTTGTTTTGCGCTCGCGCCGCCGACAGTTTCGCCTGCAGCTCAGTCTCGTTCTGTAGCAGGTGAATAACGCCGTGCGCTGCGCTGCCGACTACTTTGCCGCCATCGAGCCAGCCCGCGATCCGCTCCGGCTCGTCCGCCCCAATTCCGGAAGCTGGATGTTTCCTGCCGAATTTCGCGCCGTTCACCGCCTCCGCAACCTGCGCCACAACCTCGAACGGAAAATAATGTGGGATGTTCTTAGCGCCGCCAAGCTCGCCATGCGCCCATCCTGCCTGCATCACCTGGACTGGAAACGACCACTCGTCAAGACCGGAGTCGGCTTGTGCAACCAGAAACGCCCCGGCCTGAGACACCGGAACATAAGCCATCTCTACTTCCTGCGGCTCCCCAAGGTCAGCCTCGCCCGAATCGTCCATCGTGTACGGAATCCGGTACAGCTTCACGTCAGGACCGCGCGCAATCAGATAGTCAGGGAAGACCTGGACCAGGCAATAAAGCGGGCTATTGAAGGAGTCAGTGCCGAATTCCTCCAGTAGCTCGTCCTGCAGCTCGCACTCAATGTCATCGAAGGACATATCGGCTTCCTTGGTTACGTACTCCTTGGCGAAGCCGCTCGCGTCGATCCCGAAGCGCTTGGCCGCAGCGACCAGCTTTTTCGCCACTTTGGCTTTCGCGCTTGCAGGCAATTCGGCTTGATCGAAACGTGAGAGCGCATCCTGGACGTGGTCCTTGTCGTGGATCGGCAGCTTCCATGTGCTCGGATCGTCCTTGTCGCCGACGTAAGCAAACGACTTCGCCGTGAGCTCTTTGCCGTCAACCGTCTTTGTCTTTTTCATTTCCAACCTCTCGCCGCGACTTTACGCTGCTGGTGGGTTCTCTGCCGGTGGATTCTGCTTCTTCTCCCGAATTGGGAACGTAAACTTCTTCCCATGCCGCGTCACCACGCGCAGCGTCTTGCCATCAGTCACATCGTGAACCAGTTCATCAGCCATTCTCCCGAAGAAACGATCGGATTCGGTCAGCAGATCGCAGAGGATCTGCGACCGGGAACCATCGTTTTGCTGCGTGGCGATCTCGGCGCGGGAAAGACCACAATGGTCAACCGTCTTTGTCTTTTTCATTTCCAACCTCTCGCCGCGACTTTACGCTGCTGGTGGGTTCGCTGCCGGTGGATTCTGCTTCTTCTCCGGAATTGGGAACGTAAACTTCTTCCCATGCCGCGTCACCACGCGCAGCGTCTTGCCATCATCGCTCGGTGCGCGCAGCACAACGTGCCAGCTCTCCAGCGCCATCGCCTCGTCATAGGTCTTTGGATCGGCGAAGCGCAGGGTTTTGTTCGCCTCCCTTAGCGCTGTCTGCTTCTGCGTGATGATGTCCTCGGGGTAATCATCCTGCGCTTCACGGAACGCGCTCTCGTAGGTCGCCTTCCATTTCTTCTGCACCGCAGCCGGCAGGCCGCCTGGCGCTTCCGGAATTTCGATCTTGTCAGCCATTTACTTTTCTCCTTTGTGAAAACTTTTCGCGGTATGAACGCTGCGCTCCGCGAGCGCGGCCTTCATGCAGCCGAAACTGATATTCCCAACTCCTCCAGCAATCCTTTCTGCCCCTTCGTCGGCTTCAGCGCATCGGCGCTGAAATACGGGGCCATCATGCAATGGCAGTTGATCGTGTTGTCAGGTGAACCGTTCGGATCGCGCGGGAACATCAGCTCCTCGCCCTCCACCAGGAACGGCTCATCCACGTTCACGACCTGGCCATCCGCAGCAACGTGCCCTGGCCTCGGCACTCTCGCAATCGCCAGGTGATGCCACTGCTTTTGCAGGTCCTCGTGCTGGTCCGCCGCGTCCTCCAGCCGCGCCTGCGTCGAAATGGACTGCACGCGCAAAATCTCGTTGATCGTTATGTCCGCCGCGCGCCGGCCAATGCCCTTGAAAACGCCAGTGAAGCCTTCGCCACTGCCGAGCGCTCTGCCAATCTGCTGAATGATGTCGCTGACCTTTTGGCCGCCCAGGAACGCGCGCTGGATCACGCCATTGATCTTCGCCATCGCATCCTTCGAGAGTCCGGTGATCAGGTCCGCCGTGTACCCCTGCGCCACGGAAAGCGCAGAAGTTGAAACCACGCCCAGGCCTGGACCTTCAATGCCGGCAGCCGCGATCGGCGATTTCACCATGTCGCCGCCATGCGCAAAGGCAGAGCTCTCCGCTTTCTCGATCACGCCCGTTGCTTTCTTTGCAAACTCTTCCATCGCTCGATCAATCGAATTCCGCAGCACTGTAAGTTGCGCCGCCGAAAAACTTTCCGGATCAATCTCCGCCAGCTGCGCAGCGATCTTTGTTCTCGCCTCGTCCAGCAAATCCAGCACGCGTTGTCGCGCCTCGACGCTTAGGTCTTTGGCGCTGGCGATCAGCTCCTTCACCTTGCCCGCGAAATCGGACTGCACGCTCATCAATTCACCGCCGCTCCCGGCTGGGGTCCTTGCTCCAGCTGCTGCAGCGCCTTTGCCAGCGCAGTCTGCTGCGGCACTAAGTCCGCCTGCCTCTTCTGCTTTTCCGCTTGCGCTTTGGCGAATTCCTCTTTTGAATCCACTTCCACGCCGATCTGCGTCAGAACCGTGTGGAATCCGCGCGCTGCAGTTTCAGAAGTGATCCAGCCGTTCTCTTCTCCAATCGAGAGCGAATTCGTCACCGCGCCCAGCGTCGTGCCTGCCTTCTGTAGGTCCTTAATCATCAGATCGGGAACCTGCAGCGTTACGGCCGTATTCACGCCCCCCGCAAGCACTCCGTGATAAATCGCCTGCTGGACCGCGAAGGTGACCATCTGCATCACGGCGAATTTCAATCTGCGCTGCCGCTTGGTCAGCTTCTTCCCGGTGGGGCCGGTCATCTCGTCCGCCGTTGAACGATTGGAAGTTTCCGCGTCCGCGAAGAACCATGCCGGCAACCCAATGCCACCCAGGCCGTAAAGTTTTACGGAGCGCACAGCCTGGCTCATGTCCGCGCCCTTCAGGTCCGGGACCTGCGCGTTGATCTCCACCTGCTCGTTCGTGACCTGGACGCTGCCCTGGCGCGGCGGATTCTGCGTGACCTTCTTCATCCACTCGGCCAGCTTCTTTTCGTCTGCGCCCTTGATCACGTAGTGCCAGACGAACGCATTCAGGAATCGCACGCGGTCCGCGAAGTCAAACATCATCTGGTCGAATACATCAATCCAGTCCGCCAGGCTGAAAAGCTCGCTCAGTCCACGGCTGGCGCCCTTCGCTTTGTTGATTGCGAAATAGAAACAGTCGCCTTTGAGCTGCCCGAATGTTTCCGAGTTCGGGTCTTCATCCGCGCGGATGATCTGCAGTGTTTTCCCAACCGTCTCCGTTGCCGTGCGCTTCAGGTGGACCGCGACCGCCACATTGATCGGCTGCTGATCAGTGCCGGTGTCAATGGTGCCGTACTCGACGGATTCAATCAGCAGCGGGTCCACATAGCCGAGCCGCACAAAACCGTCCACATCGTTCACCGCCACCGGGATGCACAGCTCGCCAAAGATCGTCAGCTCATCACACCACTGTTCCAGGTTCTCACCGTCCACATTGTTGATGGGATCGTTCCAGAATCGCTTCACCACTTCCTGCACGTCGGGATCTTCCGCTGTCGGCTGGAAGCCCTCGCCCACAACATAATCACTGATCACCTCCACAATGCGTTTTCCGAACGGTGTTGTCTTCGCCAGGTAAAAGCAGATCGCCTGCATCCGCTCGTGCATGAGCGGATTCAGATCGCGGATGGTGTTCGGCGATGTAATGCGCCGGAACTTCGCGTCCTCGCTGTCGCCGGCAGTGATTCCAAAAAGGAAAGGCGTCACCGCCTCAGCCACTCGCTTTCCGAACGCGGTCCTGATCCTTTCGGGTAATGCGCGCACGGTTTTGACTACCGCTTTCCTTAGGCTGCCCACACGCGCCTCCTCCCGCCATCATCTGGCGGCGTGCCCGCGCCTGCCCGCGATTCACTGGCTATAATCAGCGGCTTCGTTTGGCCACATGAAATGCAGCACTCTTCTTTCGCTGGGTTGACGGTCGTGCACACTCCGCAGCCCCACTCGCCTTCGCGCATCTGCGCGGCTTCACGCGCGCCATACTGCTCCGCAGCCTGCCCCATCTTTCCGCGCGCCCGCGCTCCATACCAATTCCTCTGCGCCGCGACCGCGCCGAATACAGCAGGCGCGAGACCTTGCGCCGCCAGGTCCGCCATCGCCTTCGCCCAGAAACGATCAGCGTGCGCGAACCGTTTTATCTTTTGTCCTCCCGCCACAGCCGTATCCACTTCGATCTGTGGCGCATCGAACCTCACGCCGGTCGATGTCGGCTCGCGCTTGATCGCCTGCAGCTCCGCGCGAATCTGCGGATCGTAGGGAATCCGGCTCCGCCGTTTTTCCAGGTTGCTCTTGATGCGCGTGGCTAGATCAGTTTTGATCCTCACTCCAGCATCATTCGTGCCGGCGAAGCTCAGCCCCATCACGCGTCCCGGGACTTTCATATTCAGCCAGTCGTAGAGACCGACGCCCAGGCCGGTGGCGTCCATCGCCATCCGCGTGCACATCTCCGCCCACGGCAGCAGGAGCGACGCTTGGCACGGCTTACCTTCCTCGGCAAAAAAAGGCATGGCATAAATCGGGAGGACCATTCTGGTCCACGCCACATCCCCGAGAACCTCATCCAGCCAGAAAACGGTTGCGTGATGGTCGCGCGCAACGTCAAGCCCCGCGAACAGCGGCCCGATGGGCTGATAACCCTTCGGCCAATCAATCGTCGCGCCGGCATCTTCGCACGCGGCGATCAGCTCCAGCGAAATCCACGCGCCCACAGCCTTCAGGAACACGCAGAGGAATTCCTGCGCGAACGTTTCGTCGTCCTTGAACAGGTCGCGCATCTCCTCTACGGAGATCGGGCATCCCTCGGCAATCGCCATGTGGATGTCTACCCAGTGGCAGGACCAGCCGCCGCGCTTGACGGGATTGAGGCTCGGCGCAACTCCATCTGCCAGCCCAAACTCGCGCGCCAGGTCAAAGAATTTTCCTTGTTCGCCGTTCGGCGTAGAGAGCGCACGCAACTTGTGGCCAAGCGCAACCTGACGAGCAATTGCCGCCCAGATCGCATAGCTGTCCTGGTGATGCGCGAACTCGTCCAGGATCGCGTTGCCTGGATATCCGCGCGCGGTGCGCGGGTTCGCAGGCAGCGCCATGATGCGTGAAGCGTTCGGGAATTGAATGCGCTGGACCAGGATGTCGGTCGCGCCCATCTCGTCGGCAAAAGGCTCGCTATACGCTTCCGCTGTCGCGCCAATCGCCGCGATATTCTTCGAGCACTGCTCAACAAACTCGACCGACTGCGCCTTCGACGCGCTAAGCACCGTCCACGAGTTGTTCGGCTTCTCCAGGCAATCGAGGATGGCCTCCAGCCCAGTCGCATACGAGTAGCCAATGCGCGCAGACTTCACGCTCAGCTTGAAACGCGCATCGTCATCAATCCAGCGCTGCTGATACGGCCTAAGCTGGATGACTGGCGGAAGCGCCTCGCTGAATTGGCGGGAGCCCAAAGGTCCGCTCGCGGATTCGATTAATGTCCTCGATTGTGAGCGACTGCCCTTTACCGAGCTTCCGCGCCGCTTTGTCGGTCTGTTCCTCAAATTTCCTCTTCCTCATTTCGAACTCGCGCTCCTTCAGTGCTACGAGTTTCGATTCCGCTTCAACTTTCCGCTCTTTGATCTCCGTTTTCCGGTAGTCATTCATCAACCACCCAAGATCAGAGAGCGCCTTGATTACTTTGCTTTTGTTCTTCTCATCCGAATGCTCCAAAACGGAGAAGATCAAATCTCTCGACGCGTTCAGCACTGCCTCGGGCAGCTCTTTCAGCCCGCGCCCTGCGAATGCGATTGCCAGGCCTTTTGCTGCTTCCGCCTGGCGCATCACTTCCGCTCTTACCTGGTCCACCCGCAAATCCCACCAGCGCGCCAAATTCGAATGCGGCAGCCGCATTCCAGGGAACAGCGCCTGCACTTGCGGCGCAACGTCTTTCCATTCCGGGAACGATGGCGACAGCTCCTCGATCTCGATCCACGTTCTCCCTGCATTCCGCTCTTGCTGGATGCGGTCCCGCATCGCCACTGGCAGCTTGTCGATCTTCAATGGCTGCCTGACTCGTGGCTTCACGCCGGTTTTTCTCATCTTCGCCATTCATTGCTTACCTGTGAACGGAATCACAGCCGCTCTCGGCTGCGAAGTGAACGCCTTCTCGATCTTGCACGCGCCGCAATTCACGTCCCTGTGTCCTTTGCCCCTGCACGCATCGCATGTGTAACCCCGCAGCACTCGCCTGCCGCAGGCGTGGCAATCGTGAATCTCCGATGAATGCATTCACGCCTTCACAGAAGCACATGGACCATCGGGTCCGTGCGTTCTTTTTCCACAAGAGCGCACCCTTCGGGAGTAATCTCGATCTGGGAAATCCTCACCACGTTGGTGATTTTGTCGCGGTCCTGTTTGAACGTCAGGTACTTCGCCGCCTGTAGGTACTGCAGCAGCGTCAGCACTTCGGACTGCCCCACATCGTGCCCCAGGTCGCGCATCATGCCCCAAAGCACCAGGTCGTCGAGCCGGCTTTCCTGTTTCTGGTGACCGTCATAAACGATCTCCAGCACAACTCCGCGCCAGCGTTTGCGTTGCGACATTCGTTGCGTAGTCAGACTCAAGCGTGTGCTCCCCTGGCCTTCTCATCGAACCGCTGGGCAAGCGATTCCAGACTGCTCAAAATTTTTTCCTGCTGCGAGCCAACGAAGCTCAGCAGCCGCCGCTGCTCTTCTCGTTCGGAATCATCCTTCTCCGCAATCTGGCGCACGGCATCCGCCAGATTCTGCTGCGACGACGCAGCCTGCAATTGCGCGTCTGCCACGCGATCAAACCCGCGTGCTACCAGCACCACGGCCACAAGTCCGATGAATGATCCCGGTCCCCATCCCGCGATCACCTCGATCACCCGCGCCGGCTCTTTTTGCGCCAGCATTATCAGCACCGTTCCGAATACGCCGGCTCCCGCTCCCAGGAGAAGATGGGTGATCGCCTTCGCGCTCCATTCCCTGAGCAGTGTCATTTCGGCGTTCCTCCAAGAGTGCCGCCATTCCCAGGTGTATTGAAACCATTCGAATCGTTCGTCACAATCGCATTCTGCGCCCAAGCAATCGCGTCGAGAATTTGCACGCGGTCGAGTTTCTTTCCCGCCGCCGCGCTCTGCTTCACTTCCTCCAGTGCCGCGAGAGTCAGTTCCGCGTACCGCGTGGATCGCGCGCCGAGCCCCACCAGCCCGAAAGCAGCCGCAATCATTCCGGCAGCCTGGGCTTCATTCACAGTCCCAAACCACCAGCCCAGAACCGCCGCCAGGAACAGGCCAGCCGCCCCGAAGTACGTCTTCTTCCCCTGGAGCCAGGTTTTCATCCGCAACCTCGATAATTTTGCCGTTGTGCAGTTGCACACAGCCGTTGTGCAATTGCACACACGTTCTAAGCTGCTGCCCCCCCCCGAATCGCCCTAATCCGAACTAAGCGCCAAATCGCGGGGAGTTACCAACTAAGCACTTGACAGACCAGCAGTTAAAGGCGCAGAGCGCAAACTGCCGCCGATCCGGGCGCTTCCTTGTGCGTCATTGGCCAGCGGTCTCCATGCTCTTCAGACAGCCGATCACCGCTCGGCACGCCTCCACGAATTTCTGCGTGACGCTCTGATCGGGAAGCTGCATGAGTGGCGGTACGATTCGCATCGGCAGCAAGCCGTCCTTGATCGCTCGCTCCAGGAGAGCGGTGCAAGCGACCTCGGTTGCAAACTCCAGCTTGTCCACGTCAGTTACTTCGACCGGAGGCACGTCGACTTCGGGAATGTTCTGCTCCATTGTCATTGCCCCGATGTCGGCAGTTCCGGAACGGGAAGCTGATGGAGTTGATTGCGCACGTCCTCAATCGGCACGCCGTCGATCTGCGCCTTCACGGCGAGCGCATGGTTTGCAATGGCAAGCATGTCCGCGCCCAGATCAGTGTCCTTGATGATCTCGTCGCCCACCTTCCCGCCGACGCGAGTACCAACGATCTTCCCGGCCGCCGAACCGAGCAGCGCTAAGAGTTGAATGAGCGCCGCAACGGGAATAGTCGTGTCGCCGCGAGAAGGCTCCGGCAGAGAATTCTCTCCAGGCGCGGGATTCTCGGCAGAACCAGCCGCCGCGCCCGGAGTGAGCGTCGTCATTCTTCGTGCAGCCATCCGCTGCACGACAGAACCAGCAGGCGGCGCTCCGTGGAAGTCAATGTTGGAGGTTGGCTTCGGCTTGTCCTCCGCGTTCGCTTGGCGCTGCGCCGTTGCAGCGCTGCTCTTCGCCTTCACAATCGCATCCTGCACGTTCTGCGGAACCGCAGTGCTTCCGGTCGCGGTCGCAGTTGCAACCCATGCCGCGTAGAGCTGCTGCGCGGTGTCGTAGTCCTTCGTCGCCTCCTGCAGGTAGGGCAGCGATTTCGGATATTCGCTGGCCTTCGCGTTCAGATCGCCCAGCACAGTCTGCACGATCAGCAGATCGTCCGCCGCCTGGGAGTCAAAGGCATTGATCGCCCCTGGGTGCACATGCACGTTCTTTCCGCAGCCAACCCACGCAATTGTGGTGATCGCAGTGGCCATCACCATCATGAGTCCGATAACCAGATTCCGCTTCATAGATTCCTCGCTTTCAAATTGCAAAAGAACCGGAGGGGGTCCAAACCCTCCGGCGCTTTGTGAACCAGCCGTTTCGTCTGTCGTCTGATTGCGGACACTAATGCCATCAGCGCAGCAGCAGCTCGCAAATGATTTAGTTTTTTTATTGATTTTTCAGGCGTGAGACTTGAAAGAGATGAGAGACTTGGCGGCAATTCTGGCCGGATGCCGCCCGGAAGTGTAATACAGATAAGGGAATCGCACTAGAGAAAATGCTGGTTCAGAAAATGTTTCCCGGCCAGCCCTACTTCAACCCGGAAAACAATTGCGACATCGAGATCTTCAGCCCATCCGCAATGGCCTTAAGCGTCAAGAGGCACGGATTCCGCTTGCCCTGTTCGATCTCGCCAAATGCGGTCCTCACCTGGCGCGCCCGCATTTTATGTTTCGCGATCAGCGCGCGGACCTCTCTGCAGCTATCCAGGCTCATCAGAAATTTCCCTTTGATGCCGGCGAGCAGCTCGAACAGCTCCGCCTGGCGTTCACCCAGCGGCTGGTATCGTCCGTTCTCCTGGAAGTGCGTATAAGGAGAATACTTCCACATATGCATCATGTGGAGGAAGAAGGTGAAGCAGGGTTTTTCTCAGATTGCGTTTGCCGCCAGGCCATCCGAAAGGTGCATTCATGATGGCCACAGTGGTAACTCGCCGAAGCGCAGACCAGAAACCGCTGATAAGTGGCAAACGCGAGCGAGGAACCAACATTGCAAACCGACAAACCGCTTTCAGTGGTGATCGCCCTCTTGGTCGGTTCGCGCAAGACGAGGACGAGTGCGGCCACGCATCAGCGCCGCCTCGCGCGCGCGCGCAGCCTGAATGAATGAAGGAATTCTGGTCAAGGTCTCGCGACACTTGCGGCACTGGATTTTCCCGTTCACAACCGGAACTTCGTAGTCTTCCTGCCTGTAGCCGCAATGCGGGCAGGTGCGTGTCACTTGTTTTTCCTGCGCTGCAGAAATTTGTGCGCGGCCTGGCGCGAGATTCCTCGCTCCGCCCTGATGCGTTTCACTTCGGGATTGGGCGGCCGCCCGCCCTTGCGCCCGTTACGGCGGGAAGTTTCTCCGCGCGGAACGCCGGCTGAGGCCTTCCCTGCGTTCCGCGCTCTTTTGATGCGTTCACGGCTATTCATCTGTTTTCGCTCTTGCAATTTTCATGGCTGCCGCGCCAAGCATAGCGATTTCCCGCCGTCTGCTCGGCGCTACTTTCATGCGCGCTCTGTAATGGGCTGGCCGGTCAGTCCTGTATCCACGCTTAACCACGCGGATCGCCTGCCGCTTTCGGGTCTCAATCCCAAGCCGCTTCGCCCAGATCGTTACCATCCTGTGTACATGCTGGTGGGAGCGATTCAACATCTTCCCAATCGCCTCATAAGTATGCCCCGCCGCTCGCAACTCTACAGCTCTCCGGCACTGCGCGATATCTCTCTTGCTCTTCACAATGCGTTTGCCGCTCCGCTTGAAGCCGAAGGGAATATTGCCCCACGCTAGCCGCTGTTCGCGATAGTGGCTCGCCGCCAGCCGGATGCGCTCCGCAATCTGCTCTCGCTCCATCTGCGCCACTGCAGCCAGGATCGTCAACACCATGCGCCCAGATGCGGACTCAGTATCCAGCGACTCGGTGATACTGATCAGCCGTACTTTATTCTGTTGGAACAATTCCAGCATTGCCAATAGATCGTGTACCGATCTTGTTAGGCGGTCGAGCTTCCACACGATGACCGCGTCGATATCGGCTAAACGGTGGATAAGTTGTTGCATTCCTGGGCGGCTCAGCGATTTTCCGCTCGCGCCCGCGTCCGCGATCACATCAGTGATTGAATATCCACTGGCTTTCGCCTGCGCTTTGATCCGCTCTTTCTGCGCTTCCAGCGAAATCCCCTTGTCGGCCTGTCGGTCCGTGGATACCCGTGTGTACCCTACAGCGGTGTGTTTCATTGTATTTCTCCGCGTTTAACGTCCGCCGACGAAATAAACTTAACTATGATCCCGCAAGCGTCTTCCTCACTTCATCCAGCCAGCCACCGGCCACGTCGGCTGCCATTTGATGGATGGCCGCGACGCTCATATCGCTTCCAAACTGCAGCTGCCCTTTGAGCAGTCTGCCCTCCCTCACAAGATAGCCGCGCGGCAGCGCGCTCACTCGCGCCTCGCGCGCCTGCGCGCAAATGTGCTGAGCCAGAAACCATGCAGCTTCCCGCAGTTTGTTGATCGTCTTCGACTGCGGCTCGCCGAAGCGCCGCAGCCTCTGGATGGAGTCTTCGAGGTTCATGATCTCATCAGTGCGCGCATCACGCGCAGACCGGGAGAAGCCCCCCGGTTTCGATCTTAGCTCGTCAGGCGCGCTACCTCTGCCGGCCCATATCCCCAGTTGAGCAGTACGGCGCGCGCATCGCTTCGTGATAATGTTTCGGTCGGCTCCAGTGTTTCGGGAAAATGGTTGGCCCCACGGCAGTGTGCGCCTCGGGAGCCACCATTCTTGTGCACGAGAAAATAATCGCCCTCCACGCGCACCAGGCTATCCGTAGACCATTCATCCTCATCCTCCGCGATTGTTCCTGCATTCGCGAGCTTGGCCGACTCGGCGCACGGAATCTCGACCTCCCTGGTCTCATCTTCGCCGAGAACGCCCGTGCGATCTGTGCTGGGCCAACGCCGGCGCTGTGAGCAAAGCGAGCAAAGCGAGCAGAACAAAAAGTCGCTTCATAAAGCAATATCCGCGAACGACATTATTGCCACAGGAGTACTCTGTGAAATCGGACCTGGCGGTTCCCGCAAAAACATCAACTTCGGATTGCCCTCTTTGGGAATAGCGAAAAACATATTCAGGTAGCTCTTGAATTCGCAGCCGCCATTGCACAACTCCCGAGCCTCGGCAATATCCCTCACCGCCTCAGCGGGAAGCAGATCTTTATCAAATCGGAACCTTACCTCTTTCACCCGCTGCACCGGATGCAACCTGGACTGGCTCGCGTCCTCTTCCAGGAAGAGCATGATCTCGTATTCATTGCGCGCCGTCTTCCGAGAAAACACGGGACGGCAAGTGTCGTTCTCGCTCGCCTTGTCGAGCTGGTCCCGCTGAACGTACTTCTGCTTCTTCACGCAGAAATATCTCTCTGGCGCTCCCACCTTTGAATAAAGCTGGTCCACGGTCACTCCAACTTCAAACAGCGGCACGTTGTCATTCCGAGGCGCCGCCGAGGAATCCGCTTTCTGCCCCGGCGCGACAAGCTGCATCGCAATCACAAACAGTGTTCCAACTAGAATATTGTTTATTCTCATTTTCCTCATCGTCGATTCCCCTCATAAAAGCGCAATTATGGCTTTTCGCGCGAAGCGCCGCTGCTGCATGCAATGCTTACTTGGGCGGCATGCCGATCCACTTCACCACGCGCCCCACAATCCCGAACTCTGACTCTTCGCCCGGCTCGATGATCCTCACTGGATGATCCCTACTCGTGTGCTGCGGCACCAGCTGGAGGAATTTCCCTTCTTTGCGCAACCATTTCAGCGTGACGCCGTCTCCCTCGCGCGCGGCTACCATCTGCCCAATCAATTTTTTTATGCTCCGGTCCGCAACGTCCACCAGCACGATGTACCCCTCTTGAACGATGGGTGCCATCGAGCTCCCTACAACTTTCAGCGCAACGATCCGGCTGCCAGGCGGAAACCAGTCTCTCGGCAATTCCCAGTGCGATTCCACCGCTGACTCATCCACCGATCTCCCCATACCTGCAGCAACCGCATCGCGCAACAGCGGCACCCCCTTAAGATTGGTCGCTTTCGGTTCAACCTCGTCCCGGCTCACCCCTGCCCGTTCGTACCACCACTTCCTTTCCTCCGGCGCGGCCAGGTCTCCCATCTTTATTAGTACGCTGGGCCCGGGCTCGTCCCTTCCCGTCTCCCACCTGGCAACTGCCGACTGCGTTTTGCCAAAAGTTGCAGCAAAGCCGTGCTGGGTCAGGCCCAGCACTTTCCGTAAAGTCTTGATTCTTTGGGCCATTTCGGCCCGGTCACCGGCAGACATGAGTGTGCTAATTTTTCTCTTGACAAAAATATTAGTGCGCTAATAAAGTTAGCCCACGATGGTTAACAAAGTTCGCCTGAAGAGTACCACGACAGCAAGCCTGCTGGGCCATTCCCTTTATCGCGGAATGCAGGCTCGCGTCGCCGCGCGGCTGGGAGTGAGCAAATCAGTTGTGAGCCAAGTGGCAAGCGGGCAGAAGAAATCTCAGCGGATCGAAAAGGCTTTGCTGTCGGAGGCAAGGAGAATCGAACGCCGAATTGAAAAGCTGCGCGCTGCGGAAGGAGATGCTGCATGAGGCCGCTCACAATGAATAGTGATTCCAGCCGCGCATTCGTTACAAACAATTTTCAGGATGCAGTAAAAACGCGGGACTCGGTGCCTCCGCTTTCCCACAGCTTAAATCCTAATGCCGATTTAAACGGGGCTGGTCACTCGGCCCCACCCGCGTCCTCGCAACCGCGCAGGAGGGCCTGCTGAATGCCCGCGCACGAGGATGTCCTCACTAAGCAGGAAGTCGTCGAGCTCACCGGCTGGACCCCCCGCCACGTCGAGCGCAAGGAAAAATCCGGCGAACTCAGATCGCGCGAAACTGGCCACCGTGGAAACAACGGCAAACCCATCAAGCAATATTTCGCCAGCTCGCTGCCAGCGCGATTTCAAATGAAGCGCCTGCAGCAGCGCCTCCAGTCACAGGCACTCGTTCCAATTAAGCAATCGCCCACCGCTATAGCTACTCTTCCTGCGCCTGGCAGCGATCTCACGATCCGCGCCATGTCATCGCTCAACGACGAGGAGCGCCGCCAGGTCGAGACTCGGCTGCAGGTCATCGGCCCGATGATCGACTTCCAAAACCGGACCAACGGTAGCAAGCCAGTTTTCAAAACGGACGGCGGCGCAGAAATCACAAGCCTCAGCGGCGTGGTTCGCCATCTGGCCGCGATCTCCGGATTTTCTGAGCGCTCCATCTGGACCTGGTGGCAGCGCTATATTGACCCCAACGGTGGCCCGGCCGCGCTCGCGGATCGCCGCCGCTCTGATCTCAACACTTCGCGCTATTTCTCCGCGCACCGTGATGCCGGCCAGTTCGCCCAGAACAAATATCTGAACGAGAAGCTGAGCATCAGGCTGGTCCACGAAGCGCTGCTTCGTGACTGGCCTCGCCTGCGCAACCACGAAAATGACGCGCCGCCAAGCTACGAGAGCCTGCGCGTCTACCTGCATGGCCTCTCCCCGCTCATCGTGGCCGTCGCCCGCGAAGGCGAGCGCCGATACAAGGAAGATTTCGCGCCATTCTTGATCCGCGATATCTCTGCCAAGCGCCCCAACGAGTATTGGATCAGTGATCACATGATCCATGACGTCTTTGTCTATAACGATGGCGTCTTCGGCGAGCTGGAGAACGGCGAAGCCTTTAGGCCGGTCCTGACATGCATCCAGGATATGCGCAGCCGTCGCATTCTGGGTACCGCCTGGTGCGTGAATCCGTCGAGTGAATCCATCAGCTCCGCGCTCCGCGTCGCGTTGCGCCAATTCGGACTTCCGCAGACGCTCTACATAGATAACGGGCTCGATTACAAAAAGGTGGCCGGCAAAGCGTGGAAACGCCCCGGGCTCTCGCTCGATTGCACCGGCGTCCTGGATCGGCTCGGCATTCGGTCGCAGCACTGTCTCCCCTACCACCCACAATCAAAGGAGATTGAATCATTTTTCAGAACTTACCATCAGCGCTTCGATGTTCTCTACCGCAGGGTGGGCGCATACAGCGGTCGTTCCCCCGCCGCTCGTCCGGAAGCATGCGACGCCGCGCGTGAACATCATAAGAAGCTGCTGAAGCAGCGCGAAGCGCTGCGTAACAATGGGGCATCGGAGCGCGATCTGGCATCTGCCCTGGACGCGTCTCCGTTGCCCCGTGCGTCTGAATTCATCCGTTGCGCCATTCAGTGGATTGAAGATTTCAACCAAGTCTTCCCGCATTCTGGCCAGGGCATGCGCAAGCGCAGCCCCTGCGACGTCTACGATGCCGAGCTTCCCCCGGAGCAACGCAAGCCGGTCGATATCGTTCAGGTCGCGCATCTCTTCTGGTCTCGCGTAAAGCGCGACGTCAAGGAAGGCGGCAAGGTCCGCCTGTTCAACACCTTCTATGAGCCTGCCGACGCTGCCACTTATGGCGAGCTGCAGCCCATCGTCACGCAGCAAATCCAGGTCGCTTGCGACCCGATGAACGTTGGGGAAGCTATCGCCCTCACCCTGGACGATAGACCGCTCGGTGTCCTGCGCGCCCAGGCGTTGCTCGTTCATGGCGCGACCAGCGCAGCAGAAATCCGTCAGAGCCTGCGTCTGCGCAATCGCGCCCACACGGCAGCCAAACAATATCTCGCCGCCCAAGAGCGCGCTCGGTTACGCGCTGGCGACGTCCCCGAACTCGAACTACTTTCTCGGCGCGCTATGGCGAACGTCACTGCCGAGGAAAACATCCACCACGCCTTCCCCGTCCTGAAGGCGGTCAACGCGCCGGAGCCTCGCAAGTCTCTGCACGCTGGCAACATCGCGGACGAATTCGAGGAGGAGTAAATATGTCCACTTCGGTCATTCAATCCACCATCCCCGGCGCAAAAGAAATCGCCACGCTCGCCCACGAGTATCTGGGCCAGGAAGGCATCAGCATGCGCGAGCTCGCTTCACGCGTCGGCTATTCCAGAGAAACCTTGAATCAGCTATTCAACGGCAACTACTCATCCGGCTCCCGCACAGAGGGCCATCTCAAGCTCCGCTCTGAGCTGTTCACGTTTTTTCAGCAGGAGCGCGCGGCGCTGGCTGGCCACGCTGACAGCGGCACACTCTATGAGACTGGCAACGTGCAGCTCATTCGCCAGTACTTCAGCCTCGCGCTGGACCGCCGCCGCAGCCTGTATTTTCGTGGCGCGCCCGGCTGCCAGAAGACGTATGTGCTGCGCCGGCTGGTGCGCGATTTCAATGCAGCTGAAGCCGCCAAAAATGGCCACGGACGCCGCGCCTATTACGTCCGCTGCGACGACAATCTTTCCCGCCGCGTCCTGCTGCGCCGCATCGCCAAAGCCATCGGCGCTTATTCATCGGGTACCGCCGAGCATCTGCTCGATAACATCAAGTTTCACCTTCGCCGCCGCGTCTCGCTGCTGGTGTTCGATGAAGCGCAGGGACTCGATTTCACTTGTCTTGAGGCCATTCGCCACCTGGTGGACGAACTCTCGATCGGCGTCGTCTTTGCCGGCAGCCATCAGCTCGAACAGATCTTCGAGCATCCCAGCCTGCGCCAGTGGCATTCGCGCATTTTCCGCTGCGAGACGCTCCCCGGCCTCTCTGAGGACGAGGCGCGCCAAATCATCTGCGGCGAGCTTGGCGCGGTCGCTGATCCCAAAGTGAAAAAGCTGGTCGAAGGCTCCTACGACACCGACCTGTATCGCGGGAAGAAAGTGGACTACATCAGCGCGCGCCGCCTCTTCTGGGCCATTGAGGAAATCCAGCAGCGCCAGGCGCAGAAAGTTCAGGCAACTGCATGAGCGCGCAGCGGGCAATCACACCAGCGAAGAAGTTCGGACGCCGCTTCAGTGGAGAACAGAGCGACGTCACGCTTTCAGGCATTGGCTGCCCATTGTGTGGCAGTGAGATGAACGCAGAGATCACCGTCAGAACGGTCTATGGCTCAATCTCCGGGCCATATGCGGCTGTGTCCATGAAGCTGCAATGCCAGAGCGATGACTGCAAATATTATGAGCGCGTTACGGCCCAGGCTTACGACAATGACACGCTCAAGGAAGTGGAACGGCAGGCGTTGAAGTTTGAGGCTGCTATTTACCGCAACAAGAGCAAAAGCGAAGAGGAGAAGGACGCAGCTCAGAAAGCTGAACAGCCGGAGGGCTACTGCGAATGAGCTTCATCTGGAATTCCGATTCGCCCTCGCGTTCCGCTGAAAAGCGCATCAACCGCGCCTGCACCGTCGCGCTGATCTTGTCCGCGCTTTATTTGGCCGGCCACATCCTCGCTGCCTGGCTGCGCGGCAGCTTCGAGGTGACGCGATGACCAGCAAGTTCGCTCCGCTCATCGTGTGTATCGGCTGCGGCGCGCAGAAGGGCGACGCAAACCACTGGTTTCTGTTGGCCGCGCATTCACCCAGCGTTGGAACGTGCGTAGGCCAGCGCAGGTACCTGGAAATTTCCGATTTCGAATTGGCTCTGGCGGAGGAACCGCGCCAGCATCCTGCCTGCGGCCATAACTGCGTGCAGAAGCTGGTAGAACGCTGGCTCGTTACCGGAAGCCTCGAAGCTCCGCGCGGTCCAGCCGCCGATCCAGTTTCCAGAGGAGTGTAGTTTTATGGAACAACCTGATCGCAAACTCGTCCGCTATTACCGCCCGGAGAAATACAAGGGCGGGGGTTGCTACCACATCGGCATCGAGGTCGAGCGTGTGGGCACAACCGTGACCGTGCAGGACCTCAATCGCTCGCGCACCTTCTACTCCGTTCCAGCCGAAGATGTGAGCGACGTTTCCGGCGAGCTAAAGTCGCGCCTGGCGGAGGCTGCATGACCCGTCTGGAGGAGAGACGACGCTTCGCCATTTTCGAAGGGCAGTTCTGCCTGACGGCCGCAATACGCCACATTGCGGCTCGCGCCGGAAGCTACATACGCAAGACTCCGGGCGGCTCCTATGTGGGCGACACGCTGGTATGCCCGCCCGCTGAAAGCTATGCAATTGTGCTGATGCAGCAAAAGTGGCGAGAGCTGGAACGGGAACGCCGCCAGATTCTGCGCGCTCGCGCCAAGCGGAGGAGGGCGGCGTAATGCCAACCATGACCTCAATCCCGTCCACCCGCGCGCTGAACGCGATGTGTCAGCTTTTGGCCGACTACAAGTCTGGAGCTGATACCAGGCCGACATTGGCGGCGCTGAAAGAGGAGCTTGGCGAAACGGAATACACAGCTTTTCGCGACGACCTGCTGCGCGAACTCAAGCGCGTGCCGGCGTGGAAAGCGGTGGGCAATGTCATTGCTGCCGCGATTCAGCGCAAGCGAGCAGTGATGGATACGAACAGATCGCGGCGGATCGAGCGCGACATCATGACCGCCGTCAAGGAAAGCATGGAGCCGCGTCACTGACGCATCCAGGAAAGCCGCGCGGCGAGATCAGGCCCGCAAGGAAAAAGACAATGGCAGAAGCAAAACCAGCACCCACCAATAAACAGATTGACGAGCTCGCCGCGCTTTACATTGATGCGAAGAACGCGGTCGAGCTGGCGCGCAGCAAGCAGAGCGAATTGGCCGATCAGGTCGTCGCCCTAATCGAGCAGCACGGCTTCGTGCCGCGCCGCGCCACAAAGTCCAAGCGCATCGAAGGCGATGAATATCAGTGCACGCTCTCCAAAGGCCATAGCGTCGAAGTTATCAGCCAGCGGGCTTCGGCATTCCGCGCATGGGCATCCGGTGTCGGCCTTATCGCGCTGTTCCGCAAGCTCTTCAAGCGTGAAACGGTGTGGGTCATGCGAGAAGACGCGGACACGCTTGTCGCCGGTCGCGCAGCCGCAATCGCTTCAGGCAATCCGGCTATGGCCGAGAAGCTGCTTGCGCTCTTCCATCAGTGTTTGGCCATCCGCGACAACTCGCCTTATCTCAACGTGGAATCGAAGGACGAGAAGAAGAAGAAAGCCGAGGCTGCCGCATGAGGCACCTGGGCAATCAAGTCCTGTTTGCTGTCAGCGAGGGCTCACCCTGCAGCGTGGAAGATCTCTGGACGCGGATCGCCGGGCCGCTGCCAGATGATCTTCCCTGCGTCGTGATCGATCCATTCGGCTCAATGCTGAACTACAACAGCGTTCTCAGCGCTGTTGTGCAGCTTGAAATGGATGGCCTGCTCGAAATTGCGCCAGGTGGACGCACGCAACTGACAGCGCGCGGCGTGCGCCACGCCACTTCGCTTCTGTCGTCGCTGATGTTTTGCGATAGCAGCGAGGACCTGGGCGACGTCAGTCCTCACATCTTCGACACGATTCCAGACCCCGCGTGCTACGGAGGTCGCCCATGACGAAAGATGTCCAACAGCGCAGCCTCGCCTATTTAGAGCAGGTTGAAGTCTGCCACTCCATATTTCTGCCTCTGTATCCTCCCACCGAATCAGGTGGGAGCGAACAGGGTGATTTCGATGCGGGAGAAGCCTTCCTGGGGGCGGTGGTCTGATGGCCTGGTGCACGCAATGCGAATGCTGTCCTGCGCAGGAGAATTTCGAGCTCTGCGTTTTTTGTGAGGACGGTCTGCTCTGCCCGAATAAGACGCTGAAAGGCAATGCAGCCATAGCCGCCGCCAAAGCAGAGAAAGCTCGCGTGGCACAGCCGCAATCTGCTGCGTCACCAAAACCGTCTGCGTTAAAGCCTGTCAAGGCCCGCGAAGCGGTGATCACGACAGCTACGCAAACAACGCGGGCGCAGGGACCATCTCCCAGCGAGTTGGTCATTCAACCTGCGCCCGCTAAATCTCCAAATCCTGCCCCGCGGAGGCGGAAGCAGTGGCCGGCCGGCTCGCTCAGCGCGACCACTATCGCGCCAAACGTAAAACAACCAAGGAAGGAACAACCAATGGATATGAAAAAGTGTCGCCACGCTGAATGCGACAAGCTCGTGCGCGCTGACAATAAATCCGGCTGCTGCACCAAGCATTATTATTGGGGCACGCACGCCGGCGCACCCGGTTCTAAATCAACGCCCCCCCGCAAACTGAATTCCAAACCCAACGGCAGAACTGCCTCGGTAACCGCAGGCAAAGAGGCCACGGCCAATCTTTGCGTTCCGGAATCGGTGCTGGACCGCTTCTGGCAAACCCTCAGCGTGGACGAGAAAGCGACGCTGTTCATGCAGCAGCTAGGAGTTGATCAGCGCTGATGCCAATGATGTCCAAAACGGAACTGGCCGTCCGCACCCTGATCTCTAAGGAGTTGAGGCTGGGCGGTGCGATGAATGTCCCGCTGGATAAAACGCTGATGGAGCTCGATGCCACGGAGTTCGAGCGGATGTATATACGCTTCGGCCTGGAAGACATGCTCATGACTTCACTCGACCCGAGCTACGACGTCTGCCGGGAGGCCGCATGAACGAAGAAACCATGATCACGCGGCACGTTCCGCTCACGCATGATGAGCTGCAATGCGGCAAAACCTACCGCATCAGGGGCCACTGGCTGGGAGATTTCGTCGGCACTCTCGTTGAGCCAAGTGGCTGGCTGTATTGGCGGTTCAAGGTAATCACGGCCGAGAGCGGAACCCTGCAGCCAGGGCAGGTCGTTGAAATCGGCTATCACCACGCGAGGTTTTATCCCGCATGACGGTTCAGCTCCATCTCGCTATGACTCCCCCTGAGCCGCCAGACGCGCATGCACGCGCAGTGTTGGCTGGCAGCGCTGGTCCGTGGCCCGTAACGGAGCTGCAGCGCGAAGTGCTTCGTGTTCTGCTTTTCCATCAGGGCGCGCTCAACGCCATCTGTTTGCGCGATCTGATGGGCAAGCTGGACCACGTCCTCACTCCGATTCCAACCGAGCGTGAAATCAAGGATGCCGTGCGCGGCCTGGTTGTCGACTTCAAGGTGCGGATCGGCGCGTCTCGTTCCCGGCCTGCCGGCTACTTCCTCATCACCAGTTCAGAGGAGGCCCGCGATTCAGCGCTGCCCTACATTTCCGAAATCCGCCAGCTCGCCAGGCGCGTCCGCGTTCTTCTCGATCCCCATGACCTGGCAGAGCTGGCGGGCCAGCTCCGGCTGGACCAGGAAGACGACCCAAAGGAGGCCGCGTGAATGACGGCATAGATCGCGCCGCGATCATTTCGAACTGCAGGAGTTACCGCTATGACTTGTGGCGGTCCTGGAGCCAGCCCGGAAAGAGATCAACACCTTACCTGCTCTGGGTAATGCTGAACCCTAGTACCGCCGATGGCGACACGGATGACGCCACGATCCGCAAGTGTATCGCCTTCACCAACAGACTCGGCTACTGCAGCCTCTATGTCGTGAATCTTTTCGCCTGGCGGACCGCGCGCCCAGAGGAACTCCTGTTCGTAAGCGATCCGGTAGGACCACTCAATGATTTCTACCTCGGAGCGCGGGCAGGCAGCGATTGCTGCGCGCCTGAGATCATCGCGGCGTGGGGCTCACTGGATTTTTGCCGCGCAAGGCCGACTCTGCTCCAGAGGGTACCGCAGGTAATGCGTGAGCTCGGCGTCCTTCCGCGCCGAGTGATGTGCCTCGGCACAACGAAGAACGGCGATCCGCGCCATCCCTATCGCCTGCACTACGCTGCTGAACTTCAGCCATTCACCTTGAAAGGAACAGCTGCATGAGCCGCCCCGGTTCACTCTATTTCCACAAATCCGATCTGGAGCAAAAGCTCGTCGCTCTGATCAAGGCTGCCGTCGAGCTGGCCATAATCCGCCACAGCCTTATTGACGAAGACGATCTAGCCGCAGCCATCGCTCAAGATGCGGCCAATGCGGTGCGCGGCATCGACACCTGCGCGGAACATCCCATCCCGGAATGGTCCACGATATTCGCTCACAAGCCTAAAGGCAGGCCACGCTCCATTACGCCTGCGCAGATCGCAGACATCGTGCAGCGCCGCAATGCCGGCGAGAAGGCCGCTTCCATCGCTGCCGATCATCGCCTGAGCGATAGCCAAGTCTATATCATTCACAAAAAGAACCGCGCGACGGGAACCGCCGTTTCCCTGGACCCGGAAGATTGGAAGGAAGGCCGATGACCATCCAGCAAGCACTAGCGGTAAGCACGAATCGTTGGCCGATGGCGACTGGGCGAAGCGCGAGCGGAAAAGAAGTCACTGCCGCACGCCACGGCAACGCGGACTGCCGGATCGTGCGCGACGTTACCGATCCCACGGTCCTTCGCAAACTCTCCAAGCACGAACTCGCAGCAACGGACTGGCAGCCGGTCATGTCCCAAGACGATGACGATAAGTGGCCCGAGGGCTGGTAACGGAGACGGTCGCTGAATGTTCGTCAACTTTCCCAACCCGAAAGAGGCGGCAGAAAAGCTGAAGCGAGCGCTTGAAGCACACCATTGGAACGATGCGCTCAGCATCGAGCGTGCGCTGCGCCAATTTCAGCACCACACCATTATGGAACTGGCGAACGCCCTGGACGGAGCAGCGCGCCAAATAGAGGTCCAGCGCGCGCAGGTACTTCCGGTAGATATCTATACCACTGCGCAGGCCCTGCGTGAGTGGGCAACAAAAATCGAATCAGGAGAAAAGCCATGACGCCCAAGCGCAACATCCGCGAGCGTATTCAGGATCACGTAGGCTACCTCTATGCGGAAATGAAGCAAGCGCGCCTCTCGCTGCCCGAATTCACCAGGCTGCTCGACAAATTTGTCATCGTTGCGGCACTGCAGGAGTCCAATTGGAACGCGTGTTTGGCGTCGCGCCGGCTCCGCGTCCACCGCAACACTCTTACCCGCCACATGCACGTTCATGGCATCTGGCGCCCTCACGTCGAGTGCGGGCCGGTCTTTCACTGCAAATGCGGGCGCGAGATCAAGGCTCAGGCCGTTTCATCACACATGCGCACTCACATTGTTCAGCGTGAGGTCCGCATAGTCCTGCGCACGAACCCCGAGCGCTTCGAGTATCTGTGGCTTCAGTCGGAGGTCGCATGAAGCGCCTCTTTGAGGTCGCAACGGCAGAGGAGTGGGCCGCCGCCGATTTTGCAGACCACCTCGATCTTTACCAGGCACTCCGACATCTTGCTTCCGGCGAAGACGAGTACGTCCGGATAACTGTCACTTCTGAGCGTTTCCGGGCTAAGCAGCAGCGCGCTTATGAATTTGCGCGGCGCATGGGCATCAGCATTCAGGTGCGTTATCGCGATGGAATCATGCTGATGAAAAACGTGACTGATCAGCGGAAGAAGGGGAAAAGCCGCAGGCGGATCGAAAGGAGCTTCCAGTGAACGCTATCACCTGTGCAGCATGTAAGCGCCAGATCACCGGCGCATGGAAGCGCGACGACGATGGCCGCGTGGTCCATGCGGTCGCTGCTGAGTGCGCTAGCTCTCCGCGTGGCGCTTCCTGCCTTCTAGTGAGCGTTTCACTGCTTATAGACCGCAGCAACGTACCACGCGATTTCGATCTGATAACCGCCATGACGCGAGGGCTGATTGCGCACGGCTATATTCCCGATGAGCTGCTCATTACGGGCCACGAGCTGCTCGCCCCCCCATCCGAGGTGCCGGAATGAAACGTTTGCTGGCACTCAGTTCCAAAGAGAAAAAGCAGCAGGAAAACGCTGCGCGCCGCAATTTTCTCTTGCCTCTTAAAACCGTTGCAGCTATATTCCGGTTTTGCCCGCCAGCATCCACGACTTTTGAAGGAGCCACACTTCACAATCTAAAGGAGCAACAACCATGAGAATTATCAGGGTAGCAGCGCTGTGTCTTCTGTCCGCAATCACAACCGTACTCATCATTACCGCGTGTGGCGGGAGCAGGTCATCCGGTACCGGATCGTCCGGCAATCCGTTGGCTGCGCTTTTCATCTTCAACGCGAATCCTGTTGGGCGGCACGCCAACCACGGCAACGTATCCGCGCGAGCCTCCATTGCCAATCCCTTTATCGTGAACGCGCAAACGACGACGCCAGGAGGAGGCAACTTTCCTGGATTCTGCAATACGCTCGACCTCGTATCCGCGCGCGCCGCATCCGTTCTGTTCGGCATCGGCAGATGGAGCGACGGCAACTGCGCCGATCACTCCACGCCTGATAGCGATGTCGGAGTCTCCATTCCCACAGCCGGCCAGATCGGCAACCTCACGGTTGACGCGATTGGGACCGGTACCGCATCGGACTCCGGGCAAATGGAAGTCAAGGTTATACACACGGACGGCAGCCAGACGATTACGGCGATCACCTGCACGCTCGGCCTTTCGAGCAATACAAAGGTGCATTGCGAGGACAAGAGCTCTGCGCACTTCACCACCGTCGCCGCTGGCGACCAGGTCAGCGCGCGAATATTTTGGGATGCCGGCGACACGTACCGTGCGGTGAGGGTCAACATAGATTACGCAACACCGACGTTCTAGCGATCTTCTGCTTCCACCAAGGCGGAAGGAGCCAACCTGGACCGGAGAAGCGAACCTGCTCTCCGGTCCTTGTAAAGAAGGAGCCCCACAAGTGAAAACCTGCCCGCGCGGAGCAATTGTGCGCCACGACGAACTTGCTCTGCTCTACGACGCCACGGTGCACGCTGACCGCCTTCGATTACTGGTCGCAAGCGAGCGCCACTTAAAAACACCTGGAGATCGCGAGCAGCGACGCCATGACAGGGAATTGATTCTCGATTTAAAACACATCCAAGAAAAGATCAGGGGTATTGGTTTGCTTCATCGCAAAGCGCAGGAGCGTGGGAGGGCTGCTCAATAATCAAATGGCCGCTCACTGCCGGTACTGCGGAAAACAGGTTCGAAACGAGGACGGCTCTGATAACTACGACCGTCAGTTTTGTTTTCCGCCTGCTGACTGCGCAAAGAAATTTCGTCGGGACCAACTTCGCGCTGTGCGCGCCGATGCCAAGAAGCGCAGGCGCTGCTCTCGCTGCACACAACCAATCATCGAGAAAGAGACCTGGAATGAGTTGAAGAGGCTTGCTGCCGCTGCCGGCATTCGTATATGAGCGCCAAGCACATCTCGAAGGCTCAACTCAAGCGCCTGCAGACGCTGTGGGGCCAATACGCGCGCCATGAGATGGTGGCAAATTCACGCACTGAGCGTCTGCGCTGGGCCAATTCCGCCCTGTCACACGGCGTACAGACGGTGCTCAGCACCGTCTCTCCTAGCGACCGCCGCGATCTAATGGTGCATTCGGTAATAAAAAGCTTCCGCGATCTCACTGCTGCACAGGCTTCGACCCTGATCAATCTCCTCCAGGCTGAACTCGGTATTCCCGAAACGCGCCCCAACCATAAGCCGACTTACGCGCGCCGATATAAGGACAGGACACAAGCCCAGGCAGCCGGTACCGAGGGCCGTAAAGGCCAGCGTGCGCGATTAACTATAGCCACGAGCGAGGACCTGGCGCTGATCGAGACGCAGTTGCAGGGAATGGGATGGGACCGGGCGCGCCTGGACGCCTTCCTCCGCTCCCCGTCATCACCACTCTGCAAGCGCAGCAACCCAACCATGCGCACGCTCGGCGACGTCAACCGTGTCTTCTGGGCCCTGAAACGCATCGCCCGCAGCGCAACCGGGGAGAAGAGCGAGGCGACTCTATGACGCACCACGGAGCGCCGCAACAGCTCAATTTATTTGCCAAGAAGCGCGATGTCAGTTGGCTCATGAAGCGCTGGAATAAGTCTCGGCCAACTATCCTGCGTATGCTTGAACGGGGCGATATAGCAGGCTTCCGCCTTCACGCACGGGCAGTCTGGCAGATAGATGAGGAGGATGTTATCGCCCACGAAACCAGCCTGCTGGAGGTGCTAAATGGGGTCAGGGAACGTGCTGATTCCCAGAGGCTCAAAGAACGTAAAAAGTCGCTTACAAGCGGCAGGAATGCCTCGAAATGATGTCGCTAGGAAAGATTGGCTGGTTGTGGCTCCATCTGGTGCGTCGCAGCCGTTCCAGCCGCCACACAAGCGGTCCTCACGCGATCCTCTCTCCAGCCAGCCCGCCAATGTCGCCTGGTGTTGTGTCGTCGCCAGCCGTTCGCCCTGTCCCGCCACGTATAATCAATACTTACAAGCAGCCAAGCGACCACCGGCTAGCCGTGCGCACTGCAACCGCTTTTCGCACCATCGCCCAGCATCCCCGCATTTCCCGCCCCTTCCCATCTCTTCCCATCACTGCAATACTATTCCTGTATGGCCACTTACCGGTATGCGAGGCTTGCCTGCAGCAGGTGAGCCCGTTATCAGGAATTCTCTGCAACATTTGCGGCGAGAAGCTGTTTAGTAAGTATGTGGTGAC